CGTTAACGGAGAACCGTTATAGACATATTGGGAATTTACCACTCCCAACATGGTTTTCTTCATTATTCCTATCGCATGCACATTCGCCGGATCTGCTATTTCTGTCGGAGTATACAAAATTATTGAAAGCTTAAAACCTAAACAAGATGTTGTGGCGTTACGTAAGGATATGATTGAGTTTGTAAATGAGGATGTTGATGTTGAAGATGCATCAGAGGTTGCATCTTTGGCATTACGGTACAGGAAGGTGAGGAAACATAGTAAGTGCGGTGGTTTAGCGGCTGTGAAGAAGGCAGTGGAGTTCGCAATAACAAAGGTGGGCTACCTGTCTGACAATGCAGCTAATAGAATGGTTATCTCAAAAACCATCCGCGACTTTATGGTGATGAAGGTATCAGATGGAGGGCTCGGAATGAGAAATCATGATGTGGCAAGAAGTTTCAATGTCGCTGTCACCATGTATTTTCTACCTAATTATCAAAAGATGTTAATGACAATGGTAGAAAAAGTCAAGGACAACAATGTGGAGGACTCCGTGTTAGGCCATTTTGGCCTAGACGGGAGTCAATAGGGGTGCCTAAGGAAGCTACCATTACTGGAAACAGCCATAAACCATGGTCCAGTGGGTGGAATGGTAGTAGTTCCTAGGATCGCCCAATATAAAAATAAATATTATAATATACATACTGGAATATGTTCAGATGTGCGATTTGGGGCACATTCGAACACTCTTCAAAACGTCCAGCGGGCTGTGGCTGAGAGAGTATTGTTTGTACCCTCCCCTGGAGGTGGCTTACAAGCACCCCCTCGACCACAGTCGAAGAGTTATTTATTTAATCTTATGCAACCGATGCACAACCAACTAAGAAACAGAATTAGAAATAATTCTTCTTTTCCAATTCCTCCCTTGAGTGACGATGATTTTTGTATGAGTTACTCGGGCGCCAAGAAGAAAAGATATGAGGAGGCTTGTTCATCGCTGTTACGCGAATCAGCAACCCAAAAGGATGCAAAGATTAAATCTTTTGTTAAAACAGAAAAAATAAATTTTACTAATAAACCTGATCCTGCGCCAAGAATTATACAACCTAGAACTTTTAGGTATTCGGCGGCATTAGGTAAAATAATAAAACATCTTGAAAAACCCCTTTTTAAGGTAATATCTGAAATCTACGGTGGACCAACTGTGCTTAAAGGCATGGACTGTATTGGACAAGCGGCAGCTTTACTGGACATGTGGAATCAATTTGACAATCCTGTGGCTATTGGTTTAGACGCAAGTCGATTTGATCAACATTGTTCCGTAGAAATGCTGGAGTGGGAACAGACTATATGGCAGATGATGACAACCTCTAAAAGACAGCTCAAACGACTTATGAAATGGCAGCTCATCAATGATGGAGTCGCATACGTACAGGACGGAAAAGTTAAATACAAAACCAATGGATGTAGAATGTCTGGAGACATGAATACTTCTAGTGGTAATTGTCTCATTATGTGTGGAATGGTGTATGTGTTTTGTAAGCAGCTTGGAATTAACAAATTTCGTCTCGCAAACAATGGAGACGATTGCATTTTAATAGTCGAATCCAAATTGCTGAAATTAATAACACAGAACTTAAACCAATTTTTCACTAAATGTGGATACACAATGAAGGTTGATAAGCCTGTATATGAATTTGAGCAAATTTCCTTTTGTCAGACACAACCAGTATTTGATGGAACACAATACCGAATGTGTCGTGACCCCCGGGTCGCGATGGCAAAGGATTTGTGCTGTCTTTTAAACATTACTGACAATTGGAAAACTAAAGCTGTTTGGTATAACGCGATGTCACATGGAGGAACCGCATTAACTTGTGGAATTCCATGTTGGCAATCGTTTTATGGAATGTTTCCCAGGAGTGAAGTTAAGATTGGAAAGAATGAAACGACATTAAAGGGATTTGAGGAAAGTGGATTTTACCGCATGATACCGAGAGTTACTAACTCTCAGGATTTCATATGTGACAGATCTAGATTTTCCTTCTGGCTCGCATTTGGAATCTTACCCGAAACACAAATCATGCTTGAAGATCGCTTCTCACAAACATGTCTTTCCAATACCACCAGAAACGATAGCAAGGATTATGTGGAAATGTCAGTCCTTGTCGAAAATTTACCACTTTCAAGATAACTATAGATTATTATCTATACCTAATATTTTTATTTTTAATAACAAAACTAAGTATTTTAATTATTTTTATACTAAATAAATATGTCTCAACAACAGAAAACAAATTTACGTCAGGGTCTGAAGAAGAAGGCACCAGTGAAAATCCAGGCACTAAAACAAACCAAACTATCTAGGGAGGTTACTATTGGTGGCCAGTTATACACTGTTGGCAACTTGGGAAATGGAAAAGGAAGTTTCTCCGGAGGTCAAAATGGATCACAAATGATTGTAGAGAAAACTGAGCCTATGGGGTCCGTAATAGCAAGTGCAACCGCACAGGCTTTTTCAGCCTCCGTGGATCAGTATATATATCCAATGAATCCTAATTTGGCATGGCTCCAAAATATGGCAAATTCTTTTAGCACCTACGAAATCCTGGCAATGGAAGTAACGTATATTCCTGCCGTTCCTACCACAGCAACGGGGTCAGTATCATTGTCATTTTATGAGGACTTGTTGGATGCAGTTCCGACTAGTCGAACCCAATTACTTGTAAGTGAGCAAGCACTATTTGCTCCTGTTTATGCAGGTGGTGAGGGAGGTAGATATTTACAGCAATTTGGGAGCCCTAAGGGAAACATTGTTTCCTTCATGATTCCCAAACATGCTATTTCGGATGAAAATGGAGTGCCTAAGAGATTTAAAATCATTAAACCAGCAACTATCACAACTCTTATTAACACTGGAGGTGAGTACGTAACCAAAGCTTCCCTAGCAAACTACATTGTAGGTAGGCTTGTGGTTGGTACAGATGGCTGCACAGCCTCACAAAATGTAGGTGAGATCTTTGTTCGATATAAGATCAGGCTTAGTGGACAAGTGGCGATTGGAAACCAAAATTAAGTTTTCTATTTTATTAAATAAAGGAACTATGTCATTGGAAGTCGTTCCCCCAGAAAAATATGTGGAGACAAAATTCGCAGTCTTGATTGACCCGACTACCTGACCCAAGCTGAAGCTCTTGTCAGTGGCTACTCTAGGATGGCACATGGCTGGTACCCATGACTCCTTAAAACACTGTAAGTTTTGCTAGTGGAAACACGTGAACTTATGCCTAGAGAGACGAAGTTTTAGTGATGGGAAAGGAAAATGGTTGATTAAGGAAAGCAGCGGTTGTATGAAGGAACTCATACAAGGGCCCGTGATGCATCCACCCAAATTTAATACCC